CAAGGTTGATGCAGAGAAGAAAATACCTTTTTTGTTGAAGCGTGTAGATGGCTGGGATTATTCCACAGCCCTAGTGATTAGATTTGAGCAGTTTGATAACCCCAGATCCATTAATCAGAACGCTTTATTTCACATTTGGTGCAGAGAGATGGCGGCTATTTTTTCTAGCAAGGTGCCGGACGCATCAGAAGACGGCATGAAGTTTATGATGAAGAGTAAGTTTCTAGGCACCCATACGGTTAAGATTGGAAAGCAGACCTATACTGACCAGATAATGCCTTTACCCAAGAAGAAAGGGGAAATGTGCTTCTTTATGGATCAGGTTTACGCATGGGCAGCAGAAAAAGATGTATTATTATCCTTACCGCAGTACAATGAATACACCGCGCTAAAGCGTAAACAGGAAACTTAATCATGCCTAACTCTATCACGAGGTAATTCATGAAGCATATGGTGATCCCAGATACCCAAGTAAAACCTGACTGTAGCACTGACCACCTAAAGTGGGCCGGACAATATGCTGTAGACAAAAAGCCGGACGTAATTATACATATTGGCGACCATTTTGATATGCCGTCTTTAAGCTCTTACGATCGAGGCACAAGAAGCTTTGAGGGTAGGCGGTACATTGAGGACGTTTCCTCGGGCATCGACGCGATGGAGGTTTTTCTAGCCCCTATACGGGCAGAGCAAAGAAGGCTTAGAGTTAACCGCCATAAGCAATGGAACCCCCGTCTAGTCTTTACCCTTGGAAACCACGAAAACAGAATAGAACGGGCGATAGAATCAGACCCAAAGCTTGAGGGGTTAATTGGCTTCAAAGACTTAATGCTTGAAGAAATGGGTTGGCAGGTAGTCCCATTCCTTGAGCCTATCAAGATAGATGGCGTGGTTTACGCGCATTACTTCACCTCTGGAATTATGGGGAGGCCTGTAAGCAGCAGTAGGGCGCTATTAACCAAGCAGTTTCAGAGCTGCGTTATGGGTCACGTTCAGGATAGAGAGATAAGCTTTGCTAAAAGGGCTGACGGTACGCGAGTCACTGGCTTATTTGCCGGAATATTCTACCAGCACGAAGAAGGATATTTAAACGCTCAGACCAATTTGTCATGGCGTGGTATATGGATGCTTCACGAAGTAGAAGATGGCGCGTTTGACGAAATGCCGGTTAGCCTGAATTACTTGAGGAAGCGTTATGGGTGATAAATTAGAAGGAAGGTGGGGTAATGGGTGATGTTGTGCAGTTTCCGCCTAAAAGTATGTCGCTACACCGACAGTTTTGTGATGATTGTGCGGGTGTTCTTGAGTATTGGCTTGGTGGTGATGATATGGCTTACGGTGTATGTACTAGCTGCATGGAGCTTATACCTTCAGAAATTGAATTTAACGAAGAAATGATAGGGGAATAAAAATGGTTGATCCAGACGTTCAAGATTGGGAAAGATTAAGAAAGGCAATGCCAGCAATAGAGACTCTAAAGCCGTCAATAGATGATCAAATAAAAGCTTATCTTGACGCAGCCGACGAAGAGTTTAATAAGAGCATGTTTTCTTCAGAAGACGTAGTAAACGGCATTGACGAGGCTATGGCTAAAAGCCATTACTGGGCTGATTCTAAAAAAGAAGACGTAGTAAACAGCCCTAATCATTACACCAACGGTTCAATAGAGTGTATTGAGGGTATCCAAGCATCCATGTCTGAGGAAGCTTTTGCAGGCTACCTCAAAGGCAACTGCCTGAAGTACCTCTGGCGCTATGAAACCAAACACCCTGACGACCCACTGCAAGACCTTCAAAAAGCGCAGTGGTACTTGGCAAAGCTTTTAAATGTTTTGGTCTTTGAAGAGGAAGAGTGATGGCTATTAAGCGCGATGCAGCAGACAAGTGGTTTAGTGACGTAATAAGGCAGAACGCTGGCTTTGAGTGTGAACACTGCCATAAGCAAGATGGAAGGATGGAGTGCGCCCACATATTCGGTAGGGCTGCAAAGTCCGTTAGGTGGTCAATGATGAACGCTGTCTGCTTGTGCCACTACTGCCACCTTACCTTCACGGCCAATCCCTTAGACTTCACGGCATGGCTAGTAGAGTACAAAGGCCAAGGGCATCTGGATATACTGCGGGAGAAGTGGCAGGTACTGATGAAGACAAACAAGCTTTTAAGGGCTGAGATAGCCAAGCACTACAGGGAAGAACATAAGAAAATGACCGCTTCAGAGAGCTATGAACCAGTCTCTTATAATTAATTTGGTCTATTTGTATCAGAACGCTTTACATTATCAATAGAAAGCCCCATAGTCACACTTCATTCAACGCAACAGGGGTTACAACATGTCAGAAGCCAAAATGTACGAAACTAAAATTCAAAAAGTTAAAATTGCGTTCACTGTTGAAGTGGATGCAAATATGATCAAAGAATACATTAAAGAGCTAGGTACTAATGAAACTGTTAGCCAGTTTATAAAAAGCCATATGCAGGCATCCGCAATTGGCGTTTTAGAGGAAAACCTTCTAAATAACGGTTACGGCTACAACACAGTGGAGGCTCTATAATGAACAAGCACGATATGAGCTACAACCAAATTAAAGCAATTGATAAGGCCGAAGAACTTAAAAACGATAACAGAATGGGCATATTAGCCGCTGTTGTATTGTTTGGCCTTTACTGCATGGCTTCAACCATGGAATTTAACGACTGCCTCAAGGGGATATGCTAATGACTGAATCAAAAACCGAATTTAAAGAATGGCTGGCTGCTGTATTGCCGCTATACGCACCTGATTACCGCCACTTTAACAACGACCTTATGGGTTACTCAGACGACCACAAAGACTGGATATGCTTTGCTTTCCTTAAGCACTTTCCGTCTTGGTGGGATGATGTTTTGCCGCCCTGCTTGCTTGATCCACGGTATTTTTTACATTACCTATATCAAGAAACGGAAGATGAGGAGCTTTCCCTTATCTTGCGCGGTGACATTTACCTAGCTCTTGAAAGCACCATTTGCCCTATTGTTGAAGAGGTGTTTAACGAAGTCTATAACGTACAGCCTGAAGAGTTTGCAGGATATGAGGTGGGCCAATGAAACGTCTTATTGATTTCAAAATGGACATACCTGACGGGGCTATTGGTATTCTTAACGGCCTATTCTATAAGTTAGGCAGTCACAGCTTTAGCTTTTACTGGAACGGTGAGGAATGGCGCAAGAGCGACCACCACCCAGCTAGGGTAACCGCCGCGCTAGAGGTTTGCAGGCACAAGTTTTCTTTTGATAACGGGGTAACATGGTAATGACCAATAGAGATAAAGAATTAACCGTAATGGTTGAAGAGATTAACCGGCTTGCAGACCAGCTAATTGCTGACAGCTACGCTTTTAAGTACAAGGTAGCTAAGAGACTGCTGTTTGTTGCCTCGCTAGGGGTTCTGATTGCCTTTGTGACAATCTCTATGTACGCTTATTTAAATTAGATCGAGGTTTCCCCTGACCTTTGAAGTAGGCTTGGCTCACCTATGATCGCAACGAGCTACTTTAATTATCAACAAACAATACGCAACAAAGGGGCATATTATGGATTAGCTATTTTAATTGCTTGAAAATAGCGATGGCCTTTAGGCTGGAGACGCAGGAATGGTTCACCTGTCGCGACAAAGAACCGTTATTTAAAGTAATAAACAATAAAGCCAAGGGGAAAAGTGATGAAAGTTAAAATGTATCCACTGATAGAGCGCCTAGCTGAGGAAGGAATAGAAGCAGGTTGGAGCAGGGCGCACAAGCACACTGATACCCCTGATGAAGAGGCGATAAAAAGGTGCATTAAGCAATGCATAGTGCTGGAGTTTTATGAAGCGTTTTATTTTGACCAAGAAGAGTAAATCATATCATTTATGGTATGGCTTACATGATAAGCCTGCATTTTTGATCATATCCGATAGCCTTTATAATTGCCGCTTAATCAACTTCGAGGTGTATTGTGGTTCTATATGGGATAATTTGCGTGGTAGTAGGCTTAACGGCTATAGCCAAAGATGAATTTAAAAGAGACTCCTAGCGGGGTCTTTTTTTGTGGTAGAATACAATATACTTTACTGAGTAAAGAAAACTGATTATTATGTATAGGCCAACAGCGCAGAAATGCAAGGGGCGAACATGAAACAGTTGTATATTAGCCAGCGGATTAATGATTGTATTGACAATGAATGGGCCGACCTACTGACCCAGATTGATAACATTACGCAAAACGTAATTGAAACCCCGTCAGCTGGCAATCAGATAAAGGCAGCCTTAATTCTATGGGCTGATTCAGTAGACGTTAGAACCAGTAAACTACCCCCTGAAGATGTAGAGCTACTTGCTCACAATCCATCTATGGGGCTTTCAGGAAACTTTGGGGCTGAGGATTAATGCTAAAAATAGAATATAAGAAAACTGGGGATTTAATACCGTATATCAACAACTCCAGAACTCACAGTGAACAGCAGGTTCAGCAGGTTGCTGCAAGCATTAAAGAGTTTGGATTTACCAACCCTTTGCTGGTTGACGAACAGGGAGGCATCATAGCGGGTCACGGAAGGCTTCAGGCGGCTCAGAAGATGGGAATGGATGAAGTACCCACCATAATGCTAGAAGGGCTTACAGATGCTCAGAGGAAGGCTTACGTTATTGCAGATAATCAATTGGCTTTAAATGCTGGCTGGGACTTGGACTTATTAAAGATCGAGATTGACGGATTGAGTGAGTTAGATTTTGACGTTGACCTGCTAGGCTTTGATGATGACTTTCTTGCGGGGCTTATGGAAGAAGAGCCAGCCGAAGGTTTAACCGATGAGGACGAAGTGCCTGAGCTTGAAGATGACCCTGTAACGGTTGAGGGTGATGTCTGGATATTGGGCAACCACCGATTGATGTGCGGCGACTCTACAAGTATTGATGCTGTTGATAAGTTAATGGATGGCAATAAGGCCGATATGGTGTTTACTGACCCGCCTTATGGGATAAGTTATAAATCTAACTATTCTAAAAGATTTGATGAAATAAAAAATGATGATGTTTTTTTGGATATAAGACCATCAATAGAATTTGCGCGTGAAAATATTTGCGCCATATACGTTTGGACTTCTCATCAGGTATATCACAAGTGGCGGGAAATGTTTGATGACATATATAAATCAACAATAATATGGTACAAAAGATTTGGCGGCATGGGCGATTTGAAAGCTGAATATGGCCATAATTATGAAATATGTATCTACTCAACAACAGACAGGATTCATTTCAAGGGGGATAGACCTAAAGCTGTTTGGGACTTAGGAGTTGATGACGCAAGTAAGTTTAAGCATCCCAACCAAAAGCCAGTAAGTTTGTCTGAAATGGCCATTTCTCATCATTCGTGCAATAGGGTTTTAGACTTGTTTGGAGGCTCAGGATCAACTTTAATAGGGTGTCAAAAAACAAATAGAATTAGCTACAACATGGAATTAGACCCTCAATATTGTGACGTAATCATTAAGCGCTGGCAGGACTTTGCCGGACAAGAAGCTGTAATGGAGTCTACAGGTGACAAGTTTAACGATATGTATATCAACGGACGCAAGTCTGACTTTGCGGACGCTAATCTAGGCGAGCTAAAGGCCGTTAAATGAATAACGATTTGCCAAAAAACCCCGCGCATAGACCTCTTATACCGATTGACTGGGAGCAGGTTGATAAAATGTGCGCCATACAGTGTACTGGCGAAGAGATAGCTAACGTCCTTAGCATTGATTACGACACACTTTCTAGGGCTTGTAAGCGAGAGAAGTCCTGTTCTTTTGCGGACTATATAAGCCAAAAGAAATCAAGCGGCAGAATGTCTTTAAGGCGCAAGCAATACACGACCGCAATGGATGGCAACGCAACTATGCTTGTATGGCTTGGAAAGAACTGGCTAGGCCAAACCGATAAGCTAGAAACCTTTAACGAGCATCAAATTACAGCCTTTGAAGTGGTAGAAGATGAGGGTTAGGGCTAAGGGTACAATTCCACAAGTCCAGTTAGCAAACAGTACCGCCCGCTTCCCTGCTATGGTTGCAGGCTTTGGCGCAGGCAAGACACAAGCCTTAATGTTAAGAACCCTAAAGCTGATCTTTGGTGATGGGCAAGACGTAGCCTACTATCTGCCTAGCTACCCCCTTGTTAGGACAATCGCTTACCCACGATTTGGTGAGATGTTTGATAGCCTTGGCGTTTCCTACCAGCTAAACAAGCACGAACACACAATCCAAGTTAATGGTAAGATGATCATCTTTAGGACTATGGATAATCCTGACGCTATTGTTGGCTATGAAGTCGGCGACAGCATGGTTGATGAGCTAGATACCCTGCCGAAAGATAAAGCCCGCGATGCATGGAATAAGATCATCGCCCGTAACAGGCAGAAGAAGAGTACAGGCATTAATACCGTAGCTGTAGGGACAACGCCGGAGGGCTTTAGGTTCGTCTATGAGAAGTGGAGCAAGAACCCTACAGAATCATACGAGCTAATAAGGGCATCGACCTATAGCAACCAAGCTAACCTGCCTGACGGTTACATTGAGGCGCTAGAAGAGACATACCCTAGCAACCTGCTACAAGCTTACCTTATGGGCGAGTTTGTCAACTTAACGGCAGGCGTGGTTTATACTAATTACGATAGGAAGCTTTGTAACACTGACGCGGTAGCTCAAGAGCATGAACCCTTACATATAGGGATGGATTTTAACGTTAACAACATGGCGGCTAGTATTCACGTTATGCGTGGTGGCAAAGGTTATGCAGTAGATGAGATAATAGGTGCCGCAGATACGCCAGCGGTTATTGATATTATCAAGGCCAGATACCCTAACAATCCGGTTATCGTTTACCCTGATGCAAGTGGCGCGGCTACAAGCTCAACTAACGCCAGTATGAGTGATATTAAGATGCTCAAGAATGCTGGGTTTACTATGAACGCACCGCGCAAGAACGGGCGTATTAAAGATAGAGTGGCGGCGGTAAACAAAGCCTTATGTGACCCGAAAGGCAATAGGATGTATTATGTGAATGTTGACAAATGCCCCAACATAGCACTTGGACTTGAGCAGCAGGCATACGATAAGAATGGGGAACCAGACAAGACGGGCGGTTTTGATCACATGAATGATGCCACGGGCTATTTCATCGTGCGGCAATTCCCCATAACATTCGATAGAATAATCACAGCGCCCCAAAGGTGGAGTTAATGAGAAGCACAGATATTGAATACACGCACCCAGAATACGACAACAATAAGTACCGCTGGGAATTCTTTCTTCGCTCCTACATGGGTGGGGAAGACTACAAAGACGGCGGCTACCTTACCCGCTATGTCAACGAGGATAAAGAAGAGTATCAGCGCAGGCTCGACCTAACGCCATTAGATAACCATTGTCGCAATATAATCCATATTTATAGCTCTTTCCTTTGGCGCGTACCACCTGTCAGGCAGCTTAACTCTTTGGCTAATGATTCATCAGTGATTAGCTTTATGAAAGATGCCGACCTAGACGGCAGAAGCTTTAACGCTTTCATGCGACAGGCTCAGGTATGGGCTTCAGTATATGGCAACGTCTGGCTAATGATGGACAAGCCCGCATCTAACGCAGGCACAAAGGCCGAAGAGCTACAGCAAGACATTCGCCCATATGTGACTATGTTCACGCCAGAAAACGTGTTTGACTGGAAGTACGAGAGAACCCCTAGCGGGCGTTTTAAGCTCGTTTATCTAAAGGTGCGCGAGTCTATCGAGTTTATCAGCGATACCGAGAAAGAGGTCTATTATCGCGTCTGGAGGGAAGATACGATTGAGAGTTGGACTTCACTTAACGAAGTAGATAAGTTTATTGAAAGCGTACCCAATACCCTAGGTAAGATTCCTGCTGTTTTCCTTCCTGCCCAACGTTCTGTTGTTCGCGGCATTGGTATCAGTGATTTGTCAGACGCGGCTTATATGCAAAAAGCAATCTACCAAGAGCTGTCAGAAATAGAGCAGCTTATTCGTATATCAAATCACCCTACATTGGTTAAGAGCTTTGGCACTGACGCAAGTGCAGGCGCTGGCTCTGTAAT